TATTTTATCTGAGGCTGAAAACCATCGTGAAATAGATGACCGCATTGCACGCGTATTCTCTCAAGGACTTACCAGCAGACTTCCTACGCGCCTTGAAAAAATTCAAGCCTGTCTATGGTTGGTGACGCGCGTACTTATAACTTTTTCTTTGTACGCTGCCCCAGTTGTAGTTGGGTTGTACGCATGGGCTGAAAATTTGTGACGAGTGGTTTAGCCTATTTACATATGTCAACCATTCATCTAGGTCTTACGTATTATCTTAAAACAGGCATGCCTTCTAAAGACCATATCTAAAAAATTCCGATAATCCAATACTTGAAATCGAGCAGGGTGCTTCCTTAGGAAGCTCCCTATCGCTAAGGTCAGTACATAAGAACAAGCACGCATGGAATATCATTCTTCTCAGTTGCTAGTTCGGACAAAAGGACAAAAGGGGACAAGGACAAAAGGGGACTGACAAAAGTGACAAAAGGGGACAGATTTATTTTGACAAAAAGGACTGACAAAAGGGGACTGACAAAAGGGGACGACAAAAGGGGACAGATTTATTTTGACAAAAAGGACAAAAGGGGACAAGGACAAAAGGGGACAGATTTATTTTGACAAAAGGACAAAAGGACAAAAGGACAAAAGGACAAAAGGACAAAAGGACAAAAGGACAAAAGGGGACAGATTTATTTTTACATTGGTAAACGCCGTATCGCACGGCATCATCAAGACCCCGATGCACGGCGAAGAAACCCACGCCGCACTGGGCGCTCTGCACCCGGTGGGGCATATGGGCGAGATCGATGACATCGCCAACGCGGTCGTGTACCTGGACGGCGCCAAGTTCGTCACTGGCGAAATCCTCCACGTGGATGGCGGGCAGAGCGCGGGTCACTAAGATCTGGGTTTTCCAGACAGCAGAAACAACAAAGCCCTCGTATTGCTACGAGGGCTTTGTTTTGTATGGTGCCGGCACCAGGAATCGAACCCGGGACCTACTGATTACAAGGCAATTGCACACAACAATGAAATCAACAACTTAGGTCGCTTTCTTGTTACGTGCATACGCCCAAAAGCCTAGTGTTTTCAGGGGGTTGTGTAAGCTTGTTACGCGAGGGGTTTAGAGGGGTTTGGCGTTGAGGAGGCGTCTACCAAAGGAAGGCTGAGGTCATAAATATCAAGCATGGATTCGTCACGGTGCCCGCTGGCCTGCTGTTTATCTGCCCGATTCCCTGGCGTGTCGGTGATCCCGCGCCGCTTGAGGTCGTGGAGTCCATAGCGTTGCTCCTCGAGGAGCACACCAGCTTCGATCGCCTTTGTCATGAAACGCTGCCATGCGGTGTCCAATCCCGACTTGCTCAGGGCCGTACCATGGCTGCTCACGATCAGGGGGCGCCGCTGGGGATGGATCGGTGTTGGGAAGCTGCGACCCGTCCAGATCTTGGTTCGGTAGTCTTTGGCATCGTCCCAGGCGGCACGCAGGCGCGGGGTCCAGCGCACGATGTTGTCGCGGCTGCCCTTGCGCCGGTTGGTCTGCACACCTTCCTCGAGCTCATTAGCATCGGTCAGGGTCACTACCTCGATCCCCCGGAGCCGGCAAAGATAGGCCAGCTCCATCACGATGCTCAGGTAAACAGGGCAGCTGTTTGGCTCATTTCGATGCAGACGCCCGAATGCCTTGGCCCGGTCGATCAAGGTTTCCATAATTTCTACCGCTGGCAACCGGCGCTGTTTCCGTTCGGCCGGTGATTCAATGCCCAAGGCAGGATTGGTGTCTAGGTAGTCACGGTTCCTGCCCCACTGCAGCACACGGCGTAGGTAGCGCAGCACGTGAGCAGCTTTTGAAGGGGTGCCCTCACCGGCGATCTTGTCGACCAAGCGTTGCACCAGGGCGGGGGAGAAACGACGGACGGCCAGATCACCCAAGGGCTTACCCATCTTGGTGTCTTGGTTGACCAGGACGTCACGGCAGTAGCTGTAATCGTCTTGGGTGCGTGGCGACAGCCCCTTGAACTTGAGGCTTTCATGAAACTGTTGGCACAGGTAGCTCAGCGTATCGCGATCCGTGTTGCTCATCTCGTCCATGATGCGGTGCAGCTCGGCCATCGTCGTGTCGGCAGAGGCAACGTTGCGCCGACGTTGCTTGCCATTTTCATCACGGTGAGAGGTGTACCAAATCCCTGAGCCTCGTTGGTCAAAGTAAATAGCCGCGGGGAGCGCGGCTTGATCGATGTGGGCTGGGATATGCGGATTGTGCTTCCGTTTACGGGCTTTCTTCATAGGATGTCGGCGTCGTAACGCTCCTGCCGGCCTGGCCCTACGCCGCCGGCCCGGTTGATTAAGTCAATGGTAGTCCATGGCCCCGTGCGCCCACGGAACATGCGAATGCCCTGTTCGAGCAGGGTCCGTTCTACGTCTGACCGGCGCTGGTAGCCCGTGATGCGCTGCAGGTCCTCAAAATTGAGAACGTCACTGCTTGAATTCCCCATGTGTTTCTCATGAAAAAGCCCCACCGGCATTGTGGTTCAACGCCGGCAGGGGTGGTTATTAGAAGTTGTGAGCAGATTTTCTAGCGTTGTTACGTGCGGTCTTAGCCTGGAACGCCCTTGTTGGGCGGCAGCTCCGAGCCCCGTTTCAATCTATCGACCCAGGTACTGACTTCGAACCAACCACCACATCGACATTGGTATTGCTCGCCCAGAACATCATCAAACTCTTCCCCTTCGATGCCGGTCACAGCCTGGCAATGTGGACAGCGGCAGCAGATGCTCATGTCGTCGTCGCGAACCAGGTGGTGCACTTCATATATGTACTGATCAGCCATTAGCGTTCCCCTCAGGGTCGTGCCATGTGCAGTTCAACATCACGGGATTCCGGTTCTCGCTAAACATGCTCAAAACAAACGGTGTTGCTTCGCGCAGCAGGTCCATGCGGTTGTAATCAGTGGTCGGCTCGGCACCTGTTTCAAGTAGGGCGTCTTCAATGTTTGCCATCATCACCGACAGCAGGTCAGTCAGATTATTGGTGTCGTAGGTGTTGCACGTGCGCACTAGACGCTTATTAGCGGACATAGCGTTTCTCCCGAGCTGCTCGAGCAGCAAGTTTCTCTGCCATCAAAGCTGCCCATTCTTCTGCCTTCCGTTGTTGACGTAGCTTGCTGCATTGCTTGTGCCGACGTGTAGAGCGAGCAAAGCCACAGATATCGCAGACACTCGGCAGATCAAGCCGCTTGCTGGCCATCGCTGGGCGCTCTCGGGTGGGGCTAAGCATGAGCAACCTCCCTGCTTTCGAGCTTCACTCTCCTTGCCGCTTCAAACTCGCTCGCCACAATCTCGGCTGCGCCATCGACTTGGTCGCCGCCTTCCTTTAGCTGGAAACCAAGATTGAGATAAACGGCACCGTCATGCTTGAAGAACACGCCGCCGCTCATCCATACGCTACCCCAGCACACGCCAAGTGCTTTCCAGACATCGTCCTTGCTTATGCGCTCAGGGCAGTGTTCTTGCCACAGAGCGAACAGACGTTCGTGTTCAGCTTTGTACGCCGCGCGCGCTTCTTTTGTGGCGCCTTTCTCTGGCTTGGCTGCATTTCGCAAGGCTCGATAGCCGTATTCGTCCGGGCGCCGCCAGTGAACATCCAGATCCCGGCTGTCGCTGATCTTCACACCGCCGACATAGCTGTCACTGCCTGAATACATTGGAGAACCAGGTCCGCCAAACACGCTCGCGAGGTTTTTCCTCTTTGTGTCGAAGTCGGCCTTCTTCGCTTCCCAACTTGTCACAGCGGCCAGGGCGGAAGGCGAGGTGGTTTTATAGTGGTAGCTGCTCATACAGATGCTCCGATAAAAATTGGTTTGGCCAATAGCTGCGCCACAACAGCAGCCTCATTCGCGCTGATATCGCCTAGTTCGTGGGCCATGGTGGCGAGGCATTCGAGGCGGATCCGAGCGTCAGGCGTTTTGCGCACCTGGTAGTCGAAAAGCGCGGTACCGACGATGCGGATGGCCATCAAGTGACGTGCCGCCTGCTCGCTGCCGGCCGGTGATGTGATAGCCTTCGACACGCTGCTGCTTAGGTGCTGTGCTTGCATGGTGTTGCCCTCAGTGGTGGTTGGTGCCGGGGAGTTGCCCCTCCTCGGCGCCCTTCTTTTACCGGCGGTCGCCGGCGTCTTCCTTGGTGGCCAGGCTCAGTCCTTGCGCACCAGGTGAATAACCAAGTCCTCAAACTCGCCTTCGTCATCACACGAATTCCATTCCAGGACTGCCTGCACATGAGCTCGCGAGCAGTTCAAGACGAGAATTTCGCGCTCACCGCGAGCAGCGCGTACTTCTAGAATTCCCAACAAGCCATCGGTGGCGTACGCATCGGCGTAGACGATTGGGAGCGTCTGTGTCCCGCCCTCTATGACAAACCGATTAAAGTCCGGTGAGTCGACCGTCCAGGAACTGTTGATTACTTGAATCTGCATGGCAGTTACTCCCTGAAGATGAAGCAGCGCATGGTGGAAGGGACGTGTGCTGTCGGTGCCATGTCCTGCTGTCGGGCTCGGATGACGCTTTCCACCCGCTTCTGCGTATCCAGACACTGATGAGCACGGCACTCCTTGAGCAGGCGGCGCAGCACCGCCAGGTCCGGAATTCGCTGGCGGTGCTCCAGGGCGACTTCGGCGAACTGGTTGAGGTTGATGGCGATCAAACCTGCTTTTTTACTGTGGTTGACCAGCGGGGCAGAAGGCAGCGATTCCAGGTAATCGAACACCTGCCAGAACTCGTTCACTTCCTTCGGATCGGTGCTGATCGCCGCCTGGCGCTCGCTGGCCGCTTTCACAATGTATTTGCGGCAGGCCTGCACCATGTGCTCCGGAACGGCGATGACGAGCTGCAGGCAGTCCAGCAGGGCCAGCATCATGCTGTGGTTCTTGATGACCCGATCGGATGACAGGTTGCGACTTGCCCACAGCTCGGCGCGATACTTGGGATACATCTCGGCGAAGCGTTTGAGCACCTGCGATTCGGCGCGCATCGCTTTCACCATGAAGTGGCTGACGTGTTCCAGTTCGGTTTGGACAATCGCATCAGCAGCCTTTCGGCTCGCCTCGGTGATTACCGGTTTGAGGAAAGGGAGCCGGAAGATGCGGCTGATGATCGCTTCGTGGCCAGTCACGATGGCGTTCTGAGCGATCACGATTGAGGCGCGAAACGGCGGCTCGTAGGTGTCGTTGCTGTTGGACTTGACGCCCCGGGTACGCAGGGTGCCGCCGCCATAGAAGTCCTTGAACTGATCCCACTCGAATGCCTTGGTGTTGTCTTCGTTGGTGTTTCGGTCAGCCTCGAGGAGCACCAATGGCAGGTTGGCCACCTGGCCCATCGCCCGGCTTAGGCCTGAAAAGGAGCTTTTGGCAGGGTCAAAGCCCTCATAGATCCGCCCGAACAACTTCCAGATGAACTTGATCAGCGTGGTTTTGCCTGAATCGGGCTCGCCCGACATTTCCAGGAACGGGAAGCTCTCATGTTCTGCGCGGATCTGCTCGGCGAACAGTGAGCCAAACCAGTAGGTGAGGGCCAGAACGCCGTTCTCGCCGAAGACGGTCCAAAGGTTCGGCAGCCAGTCTTCGCGATAACCCTTGGCGTCCAGGGCCATCTTGAGTTTCACCGACTTCATCAGGCATTTGACCCGCTGCTTGCCGAACTCGAAGTAGTCTTCGTCGTTGGCCTTGTAGACAGATCCGCCGTGAATGGCGATGTCATTGAATATGTAGGCCTTGTGATCACGGCTGTAGCCCAGAAAGTCGATGGTCTCGACGGTTTTCAGGCGTTCGGTTTGCCGAATAACGATCTGGTCCAAGTGCTTCTGAGTACCGAGCCAGGTCGCGCCGGAATACATCAGGCGGGTCTTGAATTCGCTGCTCGAGGAGATCTGTTTCGGAGTGAAGGTGTAGTTCTCGCCCTGATCGTCATGGATACCCGCCACCAGGAAGTAAAACCACGCCTCGTTGGTGACGTCGCTCACCTGCTTGTACAACGCCTCGAAGCGGCAGTTGGCCAGAAGCTTCAAGCTGCAGACGTTCTGCAGCACTTTGCGGCGGGCAGCCTTGTCGTTGAGCTGCTGGTCGTCGTGATCGTCGCTGGTGGCCAGCGCCTTCTGTTCCTCTTCGAGCTTCGACAGGTCGAACTTGGCCCAGTAGGTCTGGTTGCCGAAATCAAAGGCGAACTCCGGGAAACCTTCCTCCCAGGTGTACATCAGCAGCGCCTTCTCTTTCGGCGAGGGAGCCAGCAGCAAATCGCCCTCATGGCGCGCAGCATCCAAGTCACGCTTGCGCTTATCGTTGCGGGCCTTACCTTCTTCTTCGAACTGCCAGCGCTGGTGCAGGTCGTTCCAGTCGACTTTCTTATCCCGCTGGGGAATGAGCGCAGCCTTGCAGGTAAAGCCCATCTCCCGTGCCTGCTTTACCCAGCGCAGCAGGTAGCCGCGTGCAGTTGGTTCGTTGTCCAGGCCCCATACCAGAGTGGGCAGATTGCCCGGACGCTGCTCGAGCAGCTGCTTCAACGCTTCGATCGGGAAGTTCACACTCGACATGCCTGACACCGCGTCGACGGCGTTTTGCACCAAAGCAATGGCGTCGAAGATACCCTCGACTATCCACAGCTCTTTGACGGTGGCCAAGTCCACACTTGGCGGACACCACCATTCTCCCTGGGCGCTGTATTTGGGCTTGAAACGGGCCTTCATCTTGCCGAAGCGGGCAGGGCGATCGATCAGGCGTTCCCAGTAGCCACCGTTCGGCAAGGCGAATCGAATCGTGGCACTGGACTCGTCCGTTTCGTGGTTGACGTAGTTCTCTTGGGTGAACCAACCGGTCATTGCTCCGGCATTTAAGCCCCGGGCGAATTCCAGGTACGCACGGGCGGTTACGGTCGGGTCGTTATCTGTTGCCGGCGCTCGCTTACTCCAATCCTCGAACAGATCTTCATAGATCGCTTTGACGTGCTCGATATGTCCGCAGCGCTCTGGTCGACCACAGCGGATCTGCCAGGGCTTGTCATGGCGTGCATACAGCTCTTTTTTGTTGCAGGCAGGGCAAACGCCGCCCCGCATGTAGTTCGTGCCTACACGTAATTTCAGGCCGAAGTCGTCTTCCAGGCGTTGAAGCACTTGAGTGCGGATATCTTCATTCATCATGACTTTTACTTCGCTGCTTTCAGGCTAAGGCCGAGGCTGTGGGTGATAGCGCCGATCAGATGTTTTTGAGCGGCCATCACGGGGCTGTCGGCAAGGATTGATCCGTGGCGTAGTCCATCGGGAATCAGGCGGTACTGGTCTGCGTACCAAAGGTCATTGAGGCTGAGGCGGTACTGCTCACGCAGCTTGGCCAAGAGCGCTTGAGCCTGAGCGGGCGTCAGTTGTGCGTTGATGTTCATGGCGTTTTCCATCGTCAAACCTCAATTCTGGGCGCAGTTCACCCAAACCCACTGCGGGTGGGACTGGCGATTTATTGGGTGGGTGTTACGGTGCGGCTACGCGGAAACGGCCGTTGTCCGGTGCGTTGAGAATGCGTTCGTAGATCAGGCTGACAGGCACGGCCCAGGCATTACCTGTGGCTGGATCGATGATGACGGTGTGCGTCGATGTGCTGCTGACAATGTCCAGTCGCTGCCGATCACGTATCGCTGACATATCGCTGCACGCCAGATGCACCAGTTTTTCAGCGACCTGAGTCAGCACGTCATAGTCGCTGACCAGATGCTGCACGGCGCGGTCGAACAACTGCTGATCGTCGCCCAGGTGTTCGGACTGATGGCGCTCCAGGAACACAAGTGCGGCCGCTTTGAGCATGTCTTGGTATTGCTGGACTGCAGGCAGATTGGTCATTTGGCATTCCCCGACTTCGAAGCATGCAGTTGGATAACAGCGAGTACTTCCGAATGCCTAGCAGCCATATGCTGGCTTTCCGCTTTGAGGATGGCATCAGCCTCTTCTTGGTTAATCGCACCGTCTTCTAGTGCCTGGGCGATGATCTGGTCGACCGTGCCGCGTTTGGCAGCGGTCTGCACACACCTGGCGTACATCTCGACATTGTCCAGTGACTCAGGCTCAGCAACGGGGACGAACATGCCACCGTAGATCCCAGCAATGTACGTGGGGTAGTGCGTAGTGCCGGCGACGCGCTCCAATTCGTAAAGCTGGGCATCAGTCAAAGGCCGACAGCCAGCATTTTGATAGGCGTGGTTTTCGAACTTTTTGACGTTATCCATGTTGAGGTGAGCAGCAGCTTTTTTGCACCCGCCGACACTGCCAATAACGGCACTGATCGCTTTTTTCCGTGCGTCTAGAATCCGACATTTCATCGTCTACTTCTCCCTGTGGCTCAGTGCCATTACTGTTCGATTACGCCGTCTTTGATACCGAGCAACACTGCGGCGCGATGTGCCTCCCCACGGCGACAACGGCTCTGGCCACTCAGCACCGCGTAAACGGTGCTGGGATTTAAATTGTGCTGTTCAGCAAAGTCCTTCGCGGATTGACCGCGCTTATCCAAAGCTTCACGCGCTTGTTGTCGGGCTTGCTCGGTGATGCTTGAGTTGGGCATAGTGCAGTTCCGTGCATTTTCATGTGGTGTGAGATGCAGAATGATGCACTTCGATGCATTTGTAAATATCAGAGATGAATAATTTTGCACCTTTCCGAAGAGATAGGCTCCCGACTGCAGGAAGAACGTAAGCGTTGCGCTTTGACGCAGAACGAGATCGCAGAATCGCTTGGGATAGCCAAACGGACCCAAGCTAATTACGAGGCTGGAACGAGTGATGCGACGGCGTCTTATCTGAGTAAAGTCGCAAGTCAATACGGTTTTGACATCCCCTATATCCTCAATGGCTTGCGCACCACATTGGCGGTGGACGCGCTCAGCGACGTTGAAGATCTGCTGGTCCAGCAATACAGAAGCATCACTCCAGGGGACCAAGAGGCGATTCGTCGATTCCTTAAAGCCATGGCCGACGATGCTGCTCGACAGTCGAAGTAACTTGTAACAACGCGTATACGACATTCGTCGCCCCCTTGTACTAAAGCGAGATCCAGCCCCGTCAATGTCGGTTCAGCAATGCACTTTATGGAGTAGTACGCATGTTGGATCGCAAGAAGAACGACCTTGGCAATATCGGAACCACCGAGTTCGAATGGACAAATCTGACCAAAATTGAACGTCGCCTCATTCGGCTGTACCGCATGCTGAATGAAAAGGAACAAGTTCATCTCCGCCGTATGTCAGAGGTTCTGGCGACCCATCCGGAAGAACCGGTCGGAAGCTGATATCCGTTTCATGCAATCGATCGCCGACTTATTGAGTCGGCGGTTTGCGCTTCATGCCACCGCCTGTGAACCCAGCTGCTCAAACAGCTCCCGCTGTTTTTCCCTGGGCAGATCCCTCAAGCGATCGAGCAGCATCCTTTCGTAGGTCTGAGCCGATGGGCTCACCGTGTGAGAAAACGTCAGGTGCGCGACCCAACTGTGTCCGCACTGCACGTTCAAACACAGGCAGTACAGCGTCACAAAATCCGGTGAATGTTTTTTGCTGTCCCGGATTAACCCCTTGTTCCCGCATTTGCATGTAACTCGCATTGTGTCCCTCCCCAGGGCAGCCAATCGCCACTATATTGCCACAGTTTGTAGTGGCAATCCCCTCAAGCTGTACCTGATGCAGTGGTATCCACTGGGATAGTGACTTCCCTCCAGGTGAATCGCCTGTCTTCTCGTAAAGAGTCGTTCAGCTGATTGAACAGCTGGCAGATAGGCCGAATCTCGTTGCTGGTGTACACCCGATCGATCTTTTCGATATCGCCAAAGCCCGCGCTGTTTTCCGGGATGATCCCGGCCAATGCAGGGTTCATTCGCCAAGCCGCGATCACGTCGTTGCGCGTGATGTTCTTCACTTTCTCCAGTTCGTCCTTTGCCTGGAAATCCCCGACCGGGATGATCTGAATCGCCTTCTCGGTACCTCCCGGGATGTTTACGAACAACGATCGGAAGTTACCCACACCCTTGCTTGCGCTGATCTGTTCTCGCAGAGACTCTTCGTCCTCCTCGGTTAGGTTTGGGTCGTTGGTGTAGAAGATGTAACCGGCATGAGCACCGTTGCTGTAGTAGCGCCGGCGGAACAGTGTCGCGGCCTCATTGAGCAGCAGTGCCTGCATGCCGCCCAGGTAGTCCGGCACGCCGTAGATATTCTGCTCCACGTCGTAGTTCATAACGTGCTCGACTTCGTGTTCCTCGAACTCCACCTCTTTGTTGTCCTTCTGCAGCATCACAAATCCGCCGCCGACCTTTACCCGCATGTTGATCGTGGGCAGGTGATCCATCTGCAGTACCTGCCCGAACGCATTCCGGTTGCGCCGAAAGTACGCCTCTCCAAACACCATGAAGTCCAACCCGGCCCGGCTCATTGTCTGAACCGAACAGCCAGGTGAGGCGATGAACTCACGCAGCAACAGGTTTCGCTTGAACCCCGGAATGGCGCCGTGATGTGCGTTGGCGCGCAGCAGCTTCGCCAAGCCTTGGCGCGACACCGGTGGCGTGTACGTCCGCCCGTCGTGCGTGGCGAACACGCCCAGGTAATGCCCGATGTTTTCGGTTAGGACCTGCTCCGGCGCACCGAATTGAAATGCTCGCATCGGACCGGTTGCCGGTTTTTGCTGCTGGGTTTTTGCTGGTTTGCCCATGGTTGCTTGATCCGCTGAATGTGTAGCGGCTGCGCCGCTGTTTGTTGGTGTTGAGGGGTTCATGGGCCAGGGCATGCATGATTGCCCAGGCAATGTCCGCGTGGCCCGATGCGTCAGTGCGTGATGCGCTGTAGGTGACCTGGCCACCGCCAGTGGTACCCCGCTTGATCGTCAGGAAGGCCTGAGCAATGTCGTTCCAGCCCGCATCCCACTCGATCCGGCTGCCCTGAATGGTGTCCTGGGCCTTGAGCACCAGAGTGTTTTTGGTCTCGAGGCTGTAGTGGATCGAGGTCGCACGCGGGTAGAAGTCGCGCACCAGGTCGAACACGCCGTAACCGATGCCGGTGGTATCGATACCGATGTGCTGGACGTTGAAGCGTTCGGTGAGTTTCTTAACCTGGTCGGCCTGGTACTTGAACGATTGCCCGCGCCAGCTGTGCTTCTCCAGGATCCGAAACTTGCCGCCGTCCTCGAGCGGCGGGGCGATAACCACGCAACTGGCATCGTCGCGGGTACGGCTGGGGTCGTAGCCGATCCAGACGGGGCTGTTGCCGAATGGGCGCGGGTCGTCGGGGTCATAGTCGGTCCACAATGACAGGTCGGAGTAGCAGCGCTCCAGGTCGACCAGGGAAAAGGCGCTCTGCGTGCTGTCGATGAACTTGCACATGAATAGCTGCTGAAATTTGTCCTCGTCGTACTCCAGCTGCAGCTGCTCGAGGTCAAACAGATCGCAGCCGCCGGCGATGGCATCGAGAATGGTGATGACCTTTCGCCATTGACCGTCCGGACACAGCGAGCCAGCCGAGGCTTGAGCTTCACTCGGCCACGGATCCTTGGCGTTCTTGCGCTTGCTGTTGCGGAATTTTTCGCCGGTCCAGAAGGGGTACGCCTGGTGCGACACGGCGCTGGGCGTTGAGAAGTAGGTTTTGCGCCATTTCTTGTGGGTGGCCATGGCACTGGCCACGGTGTTCAGTTTTTCGAAGTCGCGAATCCAGAAGTATTCATCGACGTAGACGTGCCCGTGGTGACCCTGGGCGGTACTGCTGTTGGTGCTGAGAAAACGCAGCTCGGCCCAGGGCTTGCCATCTTTGCTCAGCACGATAGGGTTACCGGTTAGCTCCAGGCCGAACCACTCTTGAGCGAACGACACGATGTAGCTGCGGAAAATCTCGGACTGGGCACGGCTGGCCGACAGGAAAATTTGGTTGTCACCAGTCAGCACGGCATCCATGAAGGCTTCACCGGCGAAGTAGTACGTCAGGCCCACTTGGCGGCTTTTGAGTATGTTGCGGATCCGCGCTGTCAGCGGGTTCTGCTTGGCGGCAAACAGTTCCTGCTGATAGCCGTACATTTTGCTGATGAACTTGTCGAGAAAGTCCACTTCCGTGAGTTCGCCAACTTCGTTTTTGGCTTTCTTCTCGCGCTTCTTCCCACCCTTGTCGCCGCGATCGCCACGGTCACGACGTTCGTTACGCTGTGGCGCACAACGCTGGCCATCGTCCGCCGGCGGATCGCCGATCGGCGCCGGTACCGGTTTCACCGATTGCTTCAGTAACCGTTCCCGAACGGTGGTCAGACGATCGAGCTCGTCCAGTTCGGCCTTGGTCAGCGACGTGGCTTTGTCGAGGAGCAGGGTGATTCGCCGGCCGACAGCGGTCAGCGGCTCCTCATCCGACAACATGTCGTCCCATTCACCTTGGCGGATCCAGTAGTAAACGATCCGGATGTTGGGCAAGGACAATTGCGCCTGAATTTCACGCGGCTTGCAGCGGCGTAGATAGAGGCGTTTCGCGGCTTCTTTAAGTTCGGGGGCGTATGGCATGACCGCAGTCTATGCGGCGAAATCACGCGAAACGCGGGCTTAAAAACCACGCTCTTCGTAGAACCAGATTCTACGAATGGAGCCGCAGCAAAGCGTTTGTTCAGTGGTCAGTCGGTGCATATCGTGGCGGCTCAAATCACCGATTGAGCGCAGTTATCGCCCATGCCCCGTTCCCTTGTTTCGTTCTGGAAACGTGTCGCCACCAGCGGCACTACCGCTGATGGTCGCGAGATCCTTCCCCAGGAACTGCGCGATATCGCTGAGACCTATAACACTGCCAAATACACCGCTGTGATCTGGTGCGAGCACGATCGCTGGTATGGCTCCCACGGGACCGTGTTTGCGGTGCGTCTTGTTGAAGACGCTGAAGGCCTTGAGCCAGGCCAAGTCGCATTGGAAGCGCAGCTCAAGCCTAACGACAAGCTGCTCTGGCTCAACGACCAAGGCGAGAAACTGTTCACCAGTATCGAAATCACCCCGAATTTCGCAAACAGCGGCAAAGCGTATTTGTCCGGCCTTGCCGTGACCGATTCGCCGGCGAGCCTGGGTACCCAAGAGCTCTACTTTTCCCGCAAAACCGGCGAGCCCGTGCATTACGCCGCGTCTGTCCCTCTCGGCGAGCTGGGGGAGGAGGAGCCCAAGAGCGAGATCGGCGTGTTGACCAACATGCTGACCCGCCTGTTCAAGCGCTTCGCTGTTGAAGACACCCCGACCGAAAAGACCCCGCCTCCAACCACCGAGAAACCTCCAATGGATGAAGCTACAGCCAAGGCTCTGAAGGCCTTGACCGAACAACTCGCGCTTGTCGTCGCCGGCCTTGCCGCCGTTGTCGAGCCCGCTGCTGTTGAGGTCACCGCCCCGGTTACCACCGAAGTCGAAGACGTCAAGGCAGCTGTCGACGCCATCGTGACTGAAGCCGAAACGGATCGCGAGTTCGCGAAAGGCGGCACCGACAGCAAGCGTCTCGATCGCATCGAAGCGCTGCTGGAAAAAGCCTTCAACACCACCACCGGTCTGCCACTGCCGAAGACCACCGGTTCCACCGACATCAAAAAGCGGGTGCTGTGACATGAGTCAGCAATCTTTAAGCAATCGTGCCGCGCTGCAGTACACCGCTCTTTGTGTGGCCATCGCGGCGACCTACAACGTCGACGTGACTCGCCAGTTCAACGTCGAGCCGAGCATTGCCCAGGAACTGAACGACAAGATCACCGAGCGAGCGGACTTCCTCGAACGCATCAACGTCGTGCCCGTGACCGAAATTAAGGGCGAGAAGGTCATGTTGGGCGTAACCGGCCCGGTGACCAGCCGTACCAACACCAAGACCACCGACCGTGAAGCCAAGGACGTTTCCGACCTGAACGGCCAGGGTTATGAGTTGTTCCACACGGAATCGGATGTGGGTCTGCCGTTCGCCAAGATCGACAGCTGGGCCAAGTTCCCGGACTTCGCCGATCGCTATTCTGCTGCAGTGCAGAAACAAATCGCCCTGGACCGCATCATGATCGGCTGGCATGGCCTCGCTGCTGCGGCCCAGACCAATCTGGCCACCAGCCCGATGCTGCAGGACGTCAACAAGGGCTGGCTGCAAATTGCCCGAGAGCAGATTCCTGAGCAGGTGCTGGATGAAGGCGCGACTGCCGGGAAAATCACCCTCGGCGCAGGCGGCGACTACGAAAACCTTGATGCCCTGGTGCACGACGTCAAACAAATGATCAGTTCGGTATTCCGCGATGGCGGTGACCTGATTGCCATTGTTGGCAGTGATCTGTTGGCCAGCGACAAGGCCAAGCTGTATTCCAACCAGGCCGGCAAACCGACCGAAAAGGAGCGCATTGAAAGCGCTCAGGTCATCGCAACCTACGGTGGTCTACCGACCTTCACCGTGCCGCACTTCCCGGTCAATGCCGTCGTCGTCACCAGCTGGGACAACCTGTCGATCTACTTCCAGGACAGCAGCTGGCGTCGTCACCTGATCGAGAACCCGAAACGCTCCCGCGTTGAGGATTACAACGGCCGCAACGAAGGCTACGTGATCGAGCAGCTGGAAAAATTCGCGGCCGCTGAAAAAGTGGAGTTGATCTGATGAGCCTGGCACTGGCGCACAAGCGCCGAGTTCTGGCCGAAGGTCCAGCCGCGCGCGCCGGTGCCGAGTCGATGGTGTACTCCAGCGCCACCGCTCTTGCCAGCCCCGCCAACGGCAAGAAGCACCTGAAGCTGATGGAAGACGCGCTGGCTCAAGACCAGGAGCGTGTCAGCGCGATCAACAGCCGCGAACTGCGTCAGCAACTCAAGCGTGACGAGCTGCTGCCCAAGTACCAGGACTATGTGCAGCGCTACCGCGATTCCGGATTGAGTTTCCCGAACTCGGTGGTGATGCAGGTCCTGGTGTGGCTGTTCGACACCGCGCAGTTCGAAGCAGGGCTGGATCTGGCGAACTTCGCCATGGAACAGGACCAGGCAATGCCGGAGCGCTTCAGACGCGACGTGCCGACCTTCGTCGCGGATGCGGTGATTGAGTGGGCAGAGGCTGAGCAAAAGGCAGGTCGAAGCCCTGAACCATATCTGTCCGACCTGCTGCCGCGTGTCGATGGCGAATGGCAACTCACCGAGCAGATTCCGGCCAAGTACCACAAGTTGATCGGCATTCGCGCCATGGCCGCCAAGGACTGGGCAAAAGCTATTGCCCACTTTGAGCGCGCCACAGAGCTGCACGCGGCTGTCGGTGTGGGAACCCGCTTGGAAGGTGCCCGCAAGGCACTGGCCAAAGAACTGGCTGAGAAAGCCGCCGAATAACCGACTACCCCCCCGGCGAGAAACTGTGGATGTGAGCCAACCATTTATGGCCCTGACCCACTGAAACAGTTTTCCCGCCCCTATTTGAGTGCCCAGCAATGAGCGGCTTTTCCGGGAAACCCACCACCTTTGTGGATCAGGCGATCGAGAACGACGGCTTCTGGCCGAACCTCTCCCTGACTGAGTTCCAGAAGGGTTACCGCCTGCCGGCGGAGTACCTGGTAGACATGCTGGCCACTGATCTGACCACGGCGATGATCGAGGTCAATCGCGATCTGGCCAAGCTCAAAGGCCAATGGCAGAACGCGGGCGCGTCCTCCGTGGAATCTGCTGACCCTACGGTGCTGCCGGAGCGCACATTTCAAGCAGCGACGTACAAGCGCGCCGTGTATTGCCGCGCCAAGGCCAGCTTGCTGACTCAGTTCGCCACCGTGACCCGCCGTGAAAGTGCGGAGAACACTGGCAAAGAGCTGCCCGAGCGTGGCGAAACCTTCCTGGAGTTCAGCCAGCAGGCCGTTCGCTCGCTGCAGGGCCGTGGCCGCATTACGGCGGTACTCCTGTGATCAAACTTCGCGCCCTCACCACGTACCTGATCGAGCGCCAGTTGGTGCCGTCGGAACAGCTCGACAGCTGGACCGACCAGGTGAACCTGGAGCTGATCTGGAAACCCGACATCGGCGGTTTGCACATGGGAGATATGCGTTACAGCGCCACGATCGCCCTGGAGCGGTTCGCCGATCACCCGGGGCGCTTGATGGCGCTGGTGGGCAGTTGGCTGGAGGGCAACGACCAGGACCGCGACGAACTGTCGGCGCCTAAGTTCGACATCACCATGCTCGACGACGACTTGGCTGACGTGGACATCACCCTGGAATTCAACGAGCCGCAATACCTGGCCGAGGATCCCACTGGCGAGATCGAGGCGTTTGGTAAGACCTGGGCATTTGTCCCGTTTGATCTGTGGATTGCCGAACACGGCGAGGTATCGAGCCTTGGCCGGTCGTAGCACCTTCGAGCTCGACGCCCGGGGCTATCTGGGCGTGCGCGAGCAGCTGGCGCTGCTCAGCCTGCCGCCACAGCTGCGCCGACGCCTGCTGAACAACGTTACCAAGCGCGTGCGGACCATGAGCCGCAAGCGTGTGCGCGATCAGCAGAACCTCGACGGCACCCCGTTCGAAGCGCGCAAAGGCACTGGCAAGGGCAAAAAGAAGATGGAAGCGGGGCTGGCCAAGCTGATGTTGGTCACCCGCGTGAGTCCCGATGAGGCCGAGTTGGGCTGGCGGAATGCCCTGACCAGTTGGGTCGCGGCGCAGCAGCACAACGGCGTCAGCGAGCGCCGCACCGCCGCCCAGATGAAGCGCTGGAACAACGTTCCGGCCGGACTGGCAGCCACGGAAAAGCAGGCGAAGCGCCTGCGCCGGCTGGGCTTCAAGGTTCGCCAGGAGGGCAAGAAATCCCTGTCCAGGCCATCGGTGGCCTGGATTCAAGAGCATGTGAACTACGCCAAGGCCGGACTGCTGATCCGCATCCTGGACGACGAAAAAGCCGAAAGCAGCGGCGCGCAAAGCTGGGAGATCACCTTGCCCAAGCGCCAGTTCATCGGCGTCAGCACCGAACGAGACACCGGCTTGCTGCTGAACCAGGTGCTCCAACAAATCCTTAATTCACCCCGCTAGCGAGGCACTGCATGGCACTCGGCAAAGTCAGCGTAAACAATCTCAATCTGGGCCAGGGTGCCGTGACTGAGATCGAGCGTTATTTCCTTTATATCGGCGTCGGTGCGAAGAGCGTCGGCCAACTGATCCCCTTGAACACCGACAGCGACCTGGACAGCGCCCTGGGCATTCCTGCCAGTGACCTGAAAACCCAGATCACTGCCGCCAAACTGAACGGCGGCGATCGCTGGGCGTGCCTGGCTGCGCCGATCGCGGCCGACGGTGATTGGTCCGACGCACTGGAATACGCCCAGCAACAGGGGTTTTCGGTCGAAGCGGTGGTGATCACCAAGCCGGTGGCCGCTGCAGCGCAGCTGTCGGCTATGCACGACGCGGCCATCGCGCTGAACAACGTCTACGGTCGTCGCGCATTTGTGATGGCGGCGAGTGCCGGCATCACCGTGCTGCAGACCTGGGACCAATACCTGATCGAGCAGCGGGCCATCACCGCAAACCTGGCCGCGCCGCGTGTCCTGGTCGTACCGCAATTGCACGGCAATGATCTGGGCGTTCTGGCGGGTCGTTTGGCCAACGCGGCGGTGAGCATTGCCGACAGCCCTATGCGTGTGGCATCCGGCGCCGTGCTGGGCTTGGGCGCGATTCCTTCCGATGTTGACGGCGTGCCGCTGCCATCGGCGATCCGTTCCGAACTGGATAAGGCGCGGTTCTCTGTGTCGCAGACCTATCCCGATTACCCGGGCGTGTTCTGGGGTGACGGCAACATGCTCGATGCGCCGGCGAGCGACTTCCAGGTGGTCGAGTACCTGCGTTTGGCTGACAAGGCCGCTCGCCAGGTGCGCCCGCTGCTGATCCGCCGCGTGGCCGATCGCCGATTGAACAACACCCCCAACAGCATGGCCGCTGCCATCAGTGCGCTGATGAAGCCCCTACGCCAGATGGCCAAGTCGGTCACGTTCGCCGGCCAGGTGTTCCCGGGTGAGATCGAGGCGCCCAAGGACGGCGACATCGTCCTGGTGTGGCTCAGCAAAACCAAGGTCGAGGTTTACATCAAGATCCGGCCGCTCAACTGCCCGAAAGACCTGACGGCGAACATCGCCCTCGACCTTTCCAACGACGATTCGGAGTAACCCCCTATGTCACGTATTGGCGGCAAGAACTTCGACGTGAACCTGGGCGATCTACTGGTCCACGTCGAAAGCTGCACCCTGGATATCACGGACAACACTGCCGTGGCGCAAAGCCGGGGCGTACCCGACGGCCACGTCGATGGCGACGTAGCGGCCAGCGGCGAGATGGAGTTTGACACCAGTAACTTCAATTTGCTGATCGAAGCAGCACGCGCTGCCGGCAGTTTCCGCGAGCTTGAGCCCTTCGACTCAGTGTTCTTCGCCAAGGCCGGCGAGGAAGAACTGCGTGTTGAGGCCTTCGGTTGCAAATTGAAGGTCTCCAGCCTGCTCAGCATCGACCCGAAAGGCGGCGAGAAGTCCAAGCACAAGGTGCCGTTTGACGTCACCAGCCCGGACTTTATTCGCATCAACGGTGTGCCTTATCTGGCTGCTGCCGAGATCGAGGGCCTGCGCTGATGGTCTGCCCGTTCGATCGTGCCCAGGCGCTGGAACAACGCCAGCGTGAACAGGCGATTACCGCCCAACTCGCCAACGCACGTCCGATCGGGCCGAGCCGCAGCCATTGCCTGGACTGTGACGAGCCGATCCCTGAGAAGCGCCAGGCGCTGGGCGGCATCACTCGCTGCACACCGTGCCAATCCCTTTTCGAGCAAGGAAAACGCCGATGAGCCCTATCACCTGGCCGCACTTCGCCGCGGCTGAATTGCGTTGCAAGTGTGGCAAGTGCAACAGCACCGGCGCCGAGATGGATCCGGCGTTCATGGCCGAGCTGGTAACCCTGCGTCAGCAGTTTGGCCGGCCTATGGCGCTGAGCAGTGCTTACCGCTGCCCGAAGCACCCAGTGGAGGTGAACAAGCCTGCACCAGGTGAGCATTGCACCGGCCTGGCGGTAGATGTGTGCTGCCGTGGTGAAGACGCGGTGGAGATCCTGCGCCTGGCCATGAACCTGAAGTTCACCCGCTTCGGCATCAGCCAGCGCGGTAACGCTCGTTTCCTGCACCTGGGCATGGCGCCGGCCGGTGGCCGATTCCCCAGCCCCGCGATCTGGAGCTACTGAATGCCCCGCAACCGTAAACAGTTGCTCGTACCTGCTGGCGTGCTGATGGCGGTGCTTCTCATGCAATGGGACAGCTTCGCCGAGTACTTCGAGGGCTCCTATGCGGACGACGTGGCAATCGTCGCTGGGGCGTACTGCCTGGCCCCTGAAAAGTGGCGCGGCATGTTCCGTCAGGTGATCGATGACGCTGCTGCGCCGAACAAGATCCGTGTGGAGTGCGCCGCCGATGGCCTTTAGGAGCGAGCTGGTCGTCAAGGCCGTGAAGGGCACCAAGCAATGGCAGCTGATCAGGCCGCTGTTCTACCTGACGGCCAGCAACAAGCTGGTGACGGTGCCCAAGTGCTACCGCACCGACCTGGCCAGCGTGCCCCGGCCGGTCTGGTGGTTGATCCCGCGTGACGACGAGTGCGCTCGGCGCCCGTCGGTGGTGCACGACTTCATTTACACCCACGGCACCTGGACCTTCACCAAGGCCGAGGCAGACCAGATCTTTTATGACGCCTTGCTCGAGGAGGGCATGCCCAAGCCTCTGGCCTGGCTGATGTACGCCGCCGTCCGGATTGGCGGGCGTGGCAACTGGAGCGCGTGAAATGGAGCTTTCAGCCATGGCCGTGAGCGTACTGCTGATGCTGACCGAACTGGTTCTGACCGGGGTGGTGGGCTTTCAGATGTACCTCTTCAAACAGATCAGCGCGGCCCGTCGTGAGCACCTGGAGTTTCGCATCGAGGTCGCTGAGCGATACGTGCGGGCGGAGCACATCGACAAGGCCATGGAAAAGCTGGAAGACCGGCTGGAACAACGCCTGCAGCACCTTTTTAACCAACCCCCACAACGGAAAAGAACATGAGCGAAACACGCGATATCACCCTGGAAGTCGGCGAAAAAGAATTCACCTTCACCCTGACACCCCAGGACGTGACCAAGTACTTCAACAGCCTCGGCCAGAACAACAAGGTCGCCCCGGCCAACAACCTGCTGGTCAACACCGTCAAGCAGGAAGAACGCGCCACGCTGAAAGCGCTGCTGGGCAACCCGGTGATGGTGATGCAACTCGCCGGCGCGCTGGTCGAGGAATACGCCCCGGACGTTGAAGTCATCGTAAAAAAGCCCTCGACCACGCTGAGCGCCTGAGCGAGGACGGCCTGGGCCAGCTGTTGGCCCTGGTCAGTCGCTGGTTACCTGGTCAGGAGCCCACACCCGAGGTGATGGGCACCGCCAGGTGGCTGGAAGACGAACACTGGAAACGCATGGAAATCGCCGTGGCTAACGGCATCGTCCATGCACTGAAAGGATAAAAACACATGGCTGACCGCGCCGCCCGCCTGGCCTTCATCTTGAGCCTGACCGACAAGGTCACCGCGCCCCTGGGCAAGGTGAAAATGGGTTTTTCCGACCTTGCCGAACAGAGCGAGAAGAACATCAAGACGATGGGCCTAGGCTTGGGCGGCATGGTCGGCGCCGGTGTGGCAATCACCCAGTCACTGGCGCCTGCATTGGAGATGAACCGCGCCCTAGGCGAAGTCCGATCGCTGGGCGTGGCCGAAGACGCGTTGACCGCGCTCAATCAAAAGGCGTTGGAGTTCTCTGTCGACTACGCGGCCAATGCCCGGGATTTTGTGGCATCGGCGGCGACGATCGATGGCGCCATCAAAGGATTGACCGCCAGCCAGCTGACCTCGATCACCAACACCAGCAACGTGCTGGCCAAAGCGACCAAGGCCGATGCCGAAACCACCAGCGCCTATGTGGGCACCATGTACAACCTGTTCAAGGGCCAGGCGGACGCCTTCGGTAAAACCGAATGGATCGAGAAGTTGGGCGGGCAGACTGCGCTGGCGGTGAAGCTGTTCCGCACCGATGGCGCGCAGTTGAAGGATGCGTTCAAGGAAGTCGGCTCGATCGCGACCACGGCGGGTGTGGACCTGGCCGAGCAGTTCGCGGTGATCGGCTCGCTGAGCAGCACCATGGAAGGCGGCGATGCCGGTGGCATTTACAAATCGTTCTTCGAAAACATCGGCAGCGCCTCGGAAAAGCTGGGGATGAAGTTCGTCGACCAGAACGGCAAGTTGCTGCCGATGCTCGACATTCTCGGCAAGCTGGAGGGCAAGTTTGGTGATCTGAACAGTGCCAACGCGGGGGCCAAGCTGATCGATGCCTTCGGCGGCGAAGGCGCGCGTGTGATCACGGCACTGGCCAAGGACACCGATCGCCTGCGCGTCGGCATGGATCAACTGGGCAAGATTCGTGGCCTAGAGAGCGCCGAGCAGATGGCCAAGGCCATGGTCGATCCGTGGGCGCAATGGGCGTCCCTGGTAGAAAGCATGCGCGCTTTGTTTGGCCAGGTGCTGATCCCGGTCCTGGCGCCGTTCATGGAAAAGATGGTGGCGATCGGCAAGACGCTGATGCGCTGGGTCACCTTGTTCCCCAATATCACCCGCGTGATCGGCATCACCACGCTGACCATCTTCGGCATCATCGCCGGCATGTCCCTGCTGACGCTGGCGGTCGGCATGTCGAAGATGGTTTGGCTGGGGATGCTGACGGTCTGGAAGCTGCTGAATTGGACCGGCTACCGCAGCATCGCCATGTTCATGTTCCACACTGTCATGACGATCGCCTTCGTCGCCGGCCTGGTGCTGCTGTACACCTGGATGGGCCTGGTCAAAGTCGGGATGGTGGCGTGGCAGGCCGCTATCTGGCTGGTCAACGGCGCGCTGCTGGCCAACCCGGTGCTGTTGATCGTTGTCGGGATCGTCGCCCTGGTCGCGGCGGTGGTCGCCGCCGTCTACTACTGGGACGAATGGACCGCCACCCTGATGAACAGCGCGGCCTTCCAGTGGGTCAGCGATCAGTTCAAGACCCTTTCCGATTGGTTTGGCTCCATGGGCGGCTGGTCCGCCATGGCCAAAGGCGCCTGGGACAGCATCGTCGGCGTTTTCTACAAGGCCATCAACAGCCTGATCGAGATGATCAACAGCATCCCGGGCGTGAACATCGAAGCGCGCTTCGGCGGCATGCCTGACATACCAGGTGTCGATGCTGCAGTGAGCGCGGCCAACACCGCCGACGTTGGACAGAAAGCCCAGCAGAGCATCAACGGCGCCATTCCAAGTCTTTCCCCCACGCGGCCGACGGCCGTGCCCCCGGGCGGGTTGCTGACCAGCATTCAGAACACCAAAAACCAGACCAAGACCACTCCTGTAGAGAACGTGAACATCTACACCAGCAAACCAATGACCCCGCTGGAGCTGGAAAACATGGTGGCGATGGGGGTAGGCGGATGAGCCTCTACATCGATCTGCTGATCACCAATAACGACCTGACCCTGGATCCGTCGAACCAGCCCCTGCTGGTGGACGATCGGGCCAGCATCGCCCAGGACATCGGCCACATGATCCGCGAAAGCGGCCTGCTGGTGACGATGGTGGCCGAGCGCGATCGCTTCCGCCAAGCCGACTGCATCCAGCAGCTGGAGCTGCTGGTCGAGAACGACGTGCGCCTGGTACCCGGCACCGTCCGCATCCTTGGCGAGGGGACAGGCAAGTACCTGGTGACAGCGAAAACCGTTGAATTTGGATCTGTCGAGGTAGTGCTGTGAGTGACGTGGACTTCAAACAGGCGTTGAGCGACGCCGGCATTCCGACCACCGAGGCCAAGCTGCGCGCCGCCTGGGAACTCGAAGTGATCGCCCAGGGCAGCAAGTTGAGCAACACCAGTGCCTGGTCGCCATTCTGGCGGGTGATTACCGCCCTGGTGACCAAGCCAGTGATGTGGCTGATCGAATTCATTGCCGGCACCGTGTTGCCGAACTTCTTCGTGAAGACGGCGACCGGCGCCTGGCTGGACATGTTGGCCTGGGCGGTCAACGTCACCCGCAAGCCAGCGACCAAGGCCGAAGGGTTGCTGTTGTTCACCCGCAGCGCCCTGGCCGGTTTGCTGGAAGTTCCCGCCGGTACCCGCGTGCAGTCGATCGCCATCAACGGCAACGTCTACGAGCTGGTGACTGTGGCTGCGGCGAGCTTTGTCGATGGCGAATCGCAGATCCGCGTGCTGGCCCGAGCGAAATACGCCGGCAGCGGCTTCAACCTTGCACCAGGTTACTTTTCCATCCTGCCAGAGCCGGTGCCCGGGGTTGTCCAGGTGGTGAATGCTGACGGCTGGCTGAGCCAGCCAGGCGCTGACACCGAGCCCGATGATGAACTGCGGCTGCGCGTGCGAAACCAGTTCTCAGCGGTCAACCAATGGCACACCGACGCGGTGTATCGCGCCATGATCGCCGCGTTCCCAGGTGTGCAGCCCGACGGCGTTTATTTTGAACACAACGCGCCCCGGGGCCCCGGCAGCGCCAATGCCTTTGTGCTGTTCGAAGCGGACTCGCCGGCGGATACCTATCTGGCTGAAATCAACAACTCTATTCGCGACCAGGGCAACCATGGCCACGGCGACGACCTCCTGGTGCTGGAAATGCCGGCCACGCTGCACACCGTGAATTTGACGGTCTGGCCAAAAGCTGAAGTGGGCGCGGAGCGCTGGCCAAAGCTGAAGGCTGACATCGAGCTGTTCATCCGTGCCGCGTTTCGAGAGAGCAGCGAGAACGACTATCAGCCAACGCTGACCCATCCACAGTCCCGTTTTTCCTTCAGCCGCCTGGGTGAGGAATTGCATCAGCAGTTCCCGGGGATCGACTCCCTGGCCTTCGACAATGACGACATCATTTCAGAGCTGACCATCCCGCGCCTGTCCGGGGTTGAGGTTGAGCTGAATGCTTAAGTTGAGCCTGCCTTTTTGGCTGGACGGTCCGGAGCTGGCCAAGCTCAAAGCTGCCGCGCAGTCCTGGTGGGGCAAGGTTGAGGGCTGGGTGAACTGGCCATTGCTGCAGCTGGACGCCGAGACCTGCCACCTGAGCGTGCTCGATCTGTTGGCCTGGCAGCGCGACATCCAGCGCTTTCACGGTGAGCCAGAAGGGCTGTACCGCCGACGGGTGAAGTACGCCTTCATCAATGCCGTCGACGCCGGCAGCACCGCCGGCATAGTACGCATCTTCGAACGTCTGGGCGTGGGTTACGTAGAGATCCAGGAGCGCCTGCCGGATCTGGATTGGGACGTGGTCCTGCTGCACCTGTCCGACACACAGCTGAGCGAGAACCCGGTGCTGCTGCGCGTGCTGATGCAGCAATACGGGCGCACGTGCCGGCGTTACGACTTCGTCACGATCACCCCGGTGAAGCTGAACATCGGCGTGGCCGACTTCAACGACGACCAGCAGACCCTGATCGCCACGCTCGATGACAGCGCAAGCCGCCTGGTCGTGATCAACGAGCTCGCCATTCTCACCTTTCTGACCGATTCATTTTAGGAGCCCCCATGGGAGCGAGCATTACCCTTGCCGGCGAAAGCCTCATTGCCCAAAAACAAGGCGCTCAGGAAAAGCTGGAGATTGCTCGCTTCGTGCTGGCCCTTGTTCCTGGTCTTGACCCGAACGCACCGGTTGACCGAGCGGCCGGCAAACCGCCGGCGGATCAAATCGTTTACAGCAAAGTCTATGACCGCAAAGGCTACGTCACTCCCAACCAGGTGATCTATAGCCTGATGGTGGGCTCCGACGTGGGTGACTGGGACTTCAACTGGATCGGCCTGGAAGCCGCCGAAGGCGTGCTGCTGGCTGTTGCCACAGTCCCGGTCCAGCAGAAGCGCAAGAACATCCCGCCGCTGCAGATCGGCAACAACGTCACCCGCAACTTCCTGGTGGAGTTCAATGGCGCCCAGGCGCTGACCGGCGTCACCGTGGATGCCAGCACCTGGCAACATGACTTCACAGTGCGCCTGAACGGCATCGATCGGCGCGAGCGCATGAGTAATCGTGACGTCTTTGGCCGTGTCTGCTACCTGGCCAACAGCCTGCAGATGGAGCGCAACGGTTTCGGGTTGTATCAGCTCAAGGCAGGGACTGCCTACGTGGAAGGGATCCGCGTCGAGCTGGCTGAGCCCGTCCAGGTGCAACTGCCGGCACTGCCGGCCAAGGCCTGGCTGGACGTAGCGCTGGCCCGCGACGGCAGTGACACCGTTGCCGTCTGGAAGGTGGTGTTTGGTGAGGCGCAGGCGGACTACGCCGACAGCAACGGCACAGCCCACTACGTGGTGGAGCTGGCCAGCGTGGCGGTGTCGGGGGAGATCACCGACCAGCGTCAAAGCGAGCCGATCACCGACGCCCTGGTCAAACGGATCGCCCTGCGCGATGGCGACTATGAGAACTTGCGCGCCCGCGCTACGACCAAGGACGACGTCGATCTGGGCAACCTGCCCAACGCCAAAAGCGATGATCCGGACGCCGACAGCAGCGAGATTCTGGCCACCACCAAGGCGCTCAAAGCGCTGCGCAAAATCATCGAGGATTCTGAAGTCGGGCGCATCGGCACCTTCGCCATGGCCACGCCGCCGCCGGGTTGGTTCCGGGCCAACGGTGCGGCGGTGTCGCGCACGGTCTATGCCGCCTTGTTCGCCAAGATCGGCACCACCTACGGCGCCGGCGACGGCGTCAGCACCTTCAACCTGCCGGACCCGCGCGGCAAGTTCATCCGCGTTCTAGACGATGGCCGGGGCATCGATGTCGGCCGGGTGCTGGGCAGCTCTCAGGCTGACGAGATCCGCAGCCACAGCCACACCGGCAGTTCCGGCGCGGCGGGTGGTCACGGCCACACCGGCAGTTCCGGCGCCGCCGGTAACCACACCCACACCGCATCCAGCGATTCCCAAGGGGCCCACGCCCACACGGTGAAAGAGGGGTCGACCAACCCAAGCATGACCGGTGGCGAGCTCCTGGCGTCCGGCGATGACGTCACTCAAGTCGCCGGCTCTACCTCAACGACGTCCACCGATGGCGCGCACGCTCACAACATCACCGTCAACGCCGTGGGCGATCACTCCCACGCCATCACGATCAACGCAATCGGCGACCACTCCCACGCCATCACGATCAACGCGACAGGTGGAGGCGAGACTCGCCCTCAAAACATCGCGTTCCTCGCTTGCATCAAGTACTGAGGCCTTCCCATGGACACGAAAATCGTCTACCAAACCGATCACCTGGGCATCTTCACCGGAACCGCCGTGGCCGATCGCTCGCCGCTGGAGCCCGATGTCTGGTTGATCCCGGGCGGTTGTGTGGAAGTCCCACCGCCGGCAGTACCGGAAAAGAAGGCTGTGTTCTGGGATGGTCGGCGCTGGCAACTGGTCGACTCCTATCAGGGACTGACGGCGTACAACATCGAAACCCGCGAAGCCCTGGTGATCGAGCGCGCCGGTTCGCTGCCGGCGGGTTACACCTTGGAAAAGCCAGGCCCGGGGCAGATCTGGGGCAACGGTCACTGGATCGATGACATCCCGGCCGTGATCGAACTGCGCTTCGTCGCCCAGATGGCCATGGTCAACACGGCGTGTCTGCAGGAGATCACCGGCGGGTTCTGGTCGTCGGTGCTGGGCGATCGCTTTTTCTATGACACCGAGCTGGAAGATCAGTTGAACCTGACTGGCATGATCCTGCGCGGTTTGGGCGGGGTCTACGCCTGCCGCGATGAGTCCGGCACCAAGGCCTTCCTGGAGCACACCGGCGAGCAGCTGCGTGAGATCGGCGACGAGTTCACCGAGTTCAAGCTGCAGCGCCTGCGCAAAGCCAATGACCTCAAGCAAACCTTGGCAGCGGCGCGGTCGGCATCGGACCTGGACGCGATCAACGCCGTGGCGTGGGAGTCGGTACCGGTATGACCTGGGCTCCCATCACCCTGCGCTGGCCGGAGCAGTCCACTCAGTGGCTTGACGACCTCGAGGTCGCGAAGACTTTGGCGAGCAGCGAGCTGGCCAGCACCGGGCAACGCTTGGCAGGCCTGGCCGACTTGGCCACCACTTCACCAGGTCCGGTCGGCGCGGCAGCAGAAGCTGCCGTGGCCGCTGGCCGAGCGGGGCTGGCCGATGCCTTGGGGGAAGTGCCGGCGTGCTTGGTGGTGACGCCCTTTCAAAGCGGGGTGGGGCAGGGTCGCGGCTACCAGCGTTACCTGTCCGCGCCCAACTTGCTGCAGCAGCTGGGCGAGAAGCTCGAGGACACCGGTGACGACAGACGACCGGCTGGTTCGCAATATGCCTTGGCCGTGATGTTCCTGGGCACGCGCTACGACAAGTTCGCGGCGACCTTGGCCCGGTTCAATGCCGTGCTGCCCATGTCAGACCTGCAGCGCGCCGAACGTCGAGCGAAAAACCTGTTCGCCCTGGACGCGGAAAAATGGGAATTGCCCACCGCCGGCACGCTGCCGCGCTGGGGCGCGTTGCCGCTGGAACGTTGCACCGTGACCAAGGCCGCCACGCAAGCCTTGAACGGTCAGCTGTCGTCACTGGAAAGCTATGCGGACAGTTCGCCGATGGCCGATCTGGCGAAGTTGGCTGTTCGCAAAGCCAGCCAGGCCCAGGCACAGGCGCAGAAACTCGCCGACCTCAAGTCGCAGTTCACTGGCGGTACCGCCGACGACAGCATGCGCGCCCGTCTGATCGGTCCGGGGAATGCCGCCGAGTTGCGTCGCCAGCTGCTGCAGGGCGAAGCCCCTGGTCATGAGTGGGGCCTGTCTGCCGGTGTGCTCCTGGTTGGCTCCCTGAAGGGCTTGTCGTTCGTTCGGGAGTTGGTGGGCCTATGACCTTATTGCTCGATGGCGAACAAGTGCGCGGCAAAAACCTCAAGGTCACCGCCAACCTGCGAATCGAAAGTGACGACCTGTCGGGGCAGACCAGCAACACCGATTCGGCGCACAAGGGGTTCAAGCCCAAAACACTGGCCGTCACCTTGTTGATCCCTTTCGTCGATGCGGAGCACCTGCGCAACCTGATGCGCCTGGCCGAGTCGACGGGCACCGGTGGCGAGCTGAAAACCTACCGAGTGGTCAACGACACCGCGTCATCGTTTGGCGTTCGTCAGGTGCAGTTCACCGACGGCGTCAGCGCGCGTGAAGACGACTCGGTGAGAGCCTGGCTCGTGCAGTTCACGCTGGCGGAAAAGCTCTCCAACCCTGAGCGGGTGGAGGCACGCCGCGCCGGCAAAGAGGTGACCCAGCAAGGCGCCCCGGGCCAGTCCGTGACTGCACCAGGTGCAGATGCCGGAGGAGCGGACGCACCAGGTCAGGAGCTCACCGGCTTCGAAGCCACCCTGAAAAAACTGGATAAGTATCTGGGCGGTGAGTCATGAGCATGAAATTGCACAAGGTACTGACCATCGGCGGTGTCGTTTACCCCCTAGTCAGCGATGACGTCCGCCTTGAACTGCGCACCCCCGGCCGCGCCACGCTGACCATTCAGGCAGCGGCGCCGGTGAAGGGGCTGGTGACACTGGATATTGGCTACAACGACAGCCCGCTGCAGCGCCACTTCATCGGTTACGTGGAGCGGTGCACCTCGTCCAACGCGATTGAGCAGGTGCTGTTCTGCCGCGAGCTGGCCGCGATCCTGGCCAACCCGTTGCCAATCAACCTGCGCCATGCGGATCTGAGCACCGTGCTGGCGGATATCAACCAGAAAACCGGGTTGAGCTTTCGAGTTCCTGACAAGGCGTACGCCAAGGTAAAAGCGCCGTTCTTTTACAACCTGGCCGCCGGCTACCAGGCCATGGACAGCTTGGCCCGCGTGTTCGGAATACCTGACTTCATGTGGCAACAGCAAGGCGACGGCGAAGTGTTTGTGGGCAGTTGGGCCGACAGTTTCTTTGGCTCGCGATCGCCGCTGCCGCTGCCCGTCGCGCTGTTCGACGGCTACCAAAACAACCAGAGCGCGATGATTGCGGCCCTTCCCGGGTTGCGACCAGGTGCATCCATCAACCAAGGCGAGCGGATCACCCAGGTGACGCTCACCGGCAACCAAATGGCGATCCGATGGAAGACGCAATCCGCCGCAGTGTAGAGCGGCAATTCCCCGAACTTACCGGCGGTTATCACCTGCCGCGCTTTGCCCGGGTCGTCGGTGTGGCGGACGCCCCGGCCGGCGCTGGGATCTGCGACGACTTTCGTCCACGCTTTGGGGTGGACCTCGAGCTGCTGGGTGAGGATGACGAGCCGGATCCGGCACTGCCAGTGTTGGCCGGTGTGCCGCTGCCAATACCTATGGGCGGCGACGAGATGGGGTTTTTCGCTTTCCCCGAAGAAGGCACCCGCGTGGTCGTGTCCTTTGCCTACGGCCTGCCGAGCAAGCCATTTATCCAGGCGATCCTGCCGCATGGCTTGAGCCTGCCCAAGGTGCCGAAAGGGGACCAGGTGTGGCAGCACAGCGACGCCGCCCAGCAGCGTGTCGATGCGGACGGCAACTGGCTGCGCCAGACCGATGGCCGAATCCTGGACAAGTCGATCGAACGCGAGGTTGAGAGCCTGACCAACGTCGAGCGCCACCAGAGCAGCACGGTGGCGGTGGACGCCCATTCGACCGAGTCGGTCGGGGGCATCAAGACGCTCGAGGCGATCGGCGCGCTCAAGCTGCTGTCGGGCGGCGCCGCAAGCGTGGCCGCTCTCGATGATCTGCACCTGGCCAGCGGCCGAGACCTCAACCAGGTGGTGGGCCAAAAACTGAACCTGACGGTGGGTGGCCAGCTGCAGGAGCGGATCGAAGGCGCCCGCCGCAGCATTGCGCCCACGACCTGGCTGGGATCTGAGTCGGTCAACGTGCTGCAGGTGCTGTGCGATCTGATCGACGTGGTCACCCAGATGAATGCCGATATCGCTAGCCATGTGCACGGATCGAGCCCTGTCCCAACCAACGCGGCGAGCTTCGCCGGTCATGCCGGTACCGGCACACAACTTTCTGGGCAGCTTCAGCCCATCACCGGAGCCTAATTTGGAACTCAAGAATTACTTCGCCTTGGATGACCAGGGCAACGCACTCGGCGGCGCGACCTGTTACCTGTATCAGCGTGGCACCGAAAGCCAGGCCAGCGGTCTGCAAAAGGCCAATGGCGTGGCAATGCTGAATCCCATGGCCGCGGACGAACATGGATTGATCCAGTTTGCTGCACCTAACGGTCTCTATGATTTGCGCGTGGTTAAGGGGAGCCGTGACTACCGCATCCATTTGCAATTTAACGACGTAACGGAAAACGTCCTGGCGGCCCAACAGGCGGCCGAAAGGGCAGAAGTAGCGGGCGATCTGGCTTTGCTCAAGTCGGGCGCCTATGGCTCGATTGAGGAAGGGATGCTAGAGACCGCCGACGGCAAGCTGTTTCAAGTGCTCAGTCCCACCAACATGGAATACTTGATCCTTTACCGTAACGTTGCCGGCGTCGCGATCGAGCAGCGGCGTTATCCATCGGCGCTGGCAATTGACGCCGTGAGCAGTTTGATCAGTGGCGACCAGAACAACTCGTTGTTCTTGAACCTCAATGATGCAGAGGGGGGAGTGCTGGGAGACATCTCCACCAAAGGGCTATCCATTCTCGGCTTGGAAATTCACCAGAATGACGATTCCAGCGGAATCTATGACGACGACGGGGCCGTCATCCTGCACTCCGACAAGGATCGCATTCTGTTAGGTGGGCTCGAAATCAAACCGAGCTCCTACCCAGGGATCGCCCTGGTCGATGAAGAGAACTGTTTGGTTGCTGATCTCTCTGTGCCGGCCGGCGCGTCGTCCCTTGAGCAAGCTGATCCGTTCGAAAGGGGATTGCTGTTCGAGCCCTTGATTGCGACTTCACCTGGTGGCGCCGCCAAGATTTACGCCCAAGGCCTCTTGCCGCGTCGGGAACTGGCCCCTTACGTCGTCACCAGCCTATCGAGCGTGGTGAATGAGGTCAGTGATACGGCCCCGGTCCTGCCGGTCGATGCGGTACGACTGGGGGCAACCGCAACGCTCAATATGCGTCCATTGAACAACCCCGATAGCCGTCGGTTGATGACGCTGACTCTGAAAAACGTGCCAGTGCAAAGCCCAGCGGTGGCGAAAAACATCCTCGCGATAGGCGACAGCATCCTGAACTACTCGGGTCCACTGTTGTTGGGCCAGTACCTTACCGAACTCGGCATTAACCCAAATTGGATCGGGACGCTGAAAAGTTCTGTTTCCACGGAGCTGAACGCCGATGGTCCCGTGTCGGAAGGCCGATCGGGCTGGGAAACTGGTGACTTCACTTACGCCATTACTGATCGTGCCTACATTGTCGAGCCTGGCCAAGAGGCTGTTTATCAGGCGCTGGATAAAGTACAGAAAGTTCGATACAACCCATTTTTGCGATTGGCGATTCCTTCAGATGATCCTACGTTAGTCCGGAATGGATATATCTTCGACTGCGCGTTTTACCAGTCTCGTTTCAATCTTCCGACGCCGGATGTTGTGATTCAAGCGCTGGGAACGAACGATACGCGAGACCGAACCGCCGAGAGCATATATAATCATGTTTATGATAATGATCTGATTATCTATCGTCAGATCAAGGCCGCATGGCCTAATGCAAAGATTATTCGAACTCTTCCAGGTACGGCGACGACATCCGAGCGCAATGCTCTTTGGACGAGTCACTATGTTCCATTGATTCGAGCAATCCAAGCAGCAAGAACGGAATACAACGACGCCAAACTTTGCATAGCGCCGCTGTGGGCTATGACCGCAACTGATAGCGGTTATTTTGTAACGGTGTCGAGGCCGATCGGGGCTGATGGGTTCAGAGAGGGTAATTGGGACGATCCGATTCATATTTATGATTCGACTCGGCGAGGATATTACAAAACACTCGCTCCATTTGTTGCCGGTTCACTCTTAAACATAATTTGAACGTAGGAAAAATAATATGGGTTCAACAATTACTGCACCAGGTGTGACCGCTCCATGGAATGCCAAGGTCCGCCCACCGGTCTCACGGGGTCTGGAAGCATGGTTTACATTCGATACTGACCCGACTCGATTCAGTTTTAACCGCGCTGTTGGGAAAGGGGACGCCATCATCACGGGCGCTCCGCAGGCCTTCACGACTCACGGTCGATTCAAGGGGATGACCAACTTCCTGCAGACGCAGGTCAGTGAAACGGCTGACCAGACCATCATCGTAATAGGCAAAGCCGCGGCGCCTATTCCCGAGGGTGCATCGGCAGGCGGTGACGCCAATACCCCTTATTACGTGGGCAACCGCTACGGTGCGTCGATTCCTGCCGGCTACACGGGCGTGGCGCTGGGCACGTCTTTGTATCATCGGAACCCAACCACTCTCACCTCCACAGGCGGCCGGCTGAACACAGCTGGCACCAACGCTGATATTGGCGCCCTGGACCTGGCGGCGGACGTGCCAACTGACTGGGGCATTCGGGTGATCCGTGTCGCGGCGTCCGGCGTGAACATCGTTCAAAACATTACTCGAGGGATTCGCCGGGACGGGACTCTGGCCACGTCGCGTATTCTTTCCGATGCCAAGCATCGCATCGGTAGTGCGACCACTAGTTTTGGCGCTGAGGTCGATATTTCCGCTGTGGCTATTTACTCGGCCTTCCTGTCGGACCTTGAGCTCTCTCAGGTCGTGGCGAGTATGCGAAAGAGAATGAGTCGATTGGGGGTAGCGGTTTAGCATTTGAGAACATGGCCCTTTTGGGCCATGTTTTATTTTGTTGTGCTACAGCTGAGCTTCGGTGCAAAACTCTTTGAGCGCTTCATTTGTGACTATGTATGGTTCCACTCGCATAATTCTTTTGTCGCGGGGATACCAGATAGCCCTGAACTCAAATTGCGGTGCGAAAATCTCTTCTTTAATCAAGGTTGCTGACTGGTAGGAGTGATTAGGGTCAAACTTTTCACTTCGTGATTGATATTTGACTATTCCAAATAATGGCGGGTCGACTTCCATTGCTTCTGCATTGATTAGCTTTGTCAGTGTTTCGTAAAAAACCCAGGGTCGGGAAATTTTTACGCAGGTCTCAGCATCTTCGAATTCTTCCAGGACATCTCGTCCAAACTTCAGAGATGTGCAATGTATAAAGCAATCACTATCTTCAAATGGGGTAACCAGTGTGATTCCCTTTATGCTGTTTCCTGAGCCTGAGCCAAATAAGCGAGATAAATCTACAGCTTGTTGGTCGATACTTGGTGATCCGGGGATTTCAGCGTTCTGATGCCACTCCGTGATTGCGTGGCTGACAGTTTTCGTTCCTTCGGTGGGGTCTGCGATCCCCCGCTTGTGTTCGCTCTTCCTGAAGTCGTAGAGCGTGCCAACACGCAGATTGCCGTGATTCAATAAGTTATCGTTGTGTTTTTGGCTAGAATACCGAAACAGCTCATTGATTTCGCCCATAGATTTCCCTCTCTTACCTGATTGGTTCATTCCAAATTTAATGTGCTGCTGGCAAAGCAAACCCTCGCTAGCAGCGACGGTTCTCCGCCAAGGTGAGTGATGATCGAGGCTTCCGTCAACGGTTGGACCGAAAAAACCTAACGGAACAAAAAACCTTGAGTTTGATGGAGACGCCTACTCCAGGCGGCACCACCAAGACTGCGCATAAGCACAGCCGTCGATGTATTCGATGCCGCTCAGCACAAACCCAGTAATGGCCATTCCGGCCAATGTTGCATCTAGCAGCCGAGGTAAAGGGTCAGGGTCATTGGGTAACCCCACTGCGACGCGAGCGACGTTCGCGCTGCGGCCGAGCTCAACATTATTTTCAGAGTTCACCATCACATTCCCCTTGATTGCTGGATAGCGGCGCCGCTCTTGTGGTGTCAAGGCCACGCCTTGTCGCCGCATAGGGGTTACGAGCATATGCATGATCTACCCCGTCCTATTCGCCACTCTGGCGGTCAATCAGTGCTTCCACGGCGTAGGCCAATGCTCCATCTGCCTGCTCTAAAAGGTCGCTGAGATCGTCGCTATCGATGATTCCATTTCGATGCAACGCGTGGGCCTGTCTTAAGAGCTCCTTGTGGCGGATCCCAGGCGCAGTAAGCAGCGCGATCTCGTCCTGCAGAAGAACGTTCCATTGCGCAAGCGCTGTCGTCTTTGCGTGCGGCGCCTCACCGTTTTTCTCGATCATCACAAAACACCCCAGTCACACTCAAAAATAACTGTATGTATAAACAGTATATCGCAGTGGTGTGAGTTGGCTATGGCCGTCCGATGAAAACCATGCACGACCGATGAGGGCTAGCCCCCGACGAAAATCGTCACGCCAAGAAAAAAACCTTCAAAAAAGCACTTATCCCCCTCCCGCCGACGGGCTTTGCGTCCGTTTTTTGTGCAAATCCCGATGTAGTGCAAACGAACCTTCAGCCCAGGCGGGCCGTGGGGCTCTGCAGGCGATTGGCAATTGCACAGAGTGCAAAGTTTTGAAAGGAAATGAAGCGCGGTTGCACACCCGCGCTACATGGCCGGCGCGGATGTGTGTAGCTGGAAGCCCAGGAATCATTGGGAAAAAAACTGGAAAACGTGGGTTTTGGTGTGTTTTCCAAAACGCGCATGATCTTTTTGGCGGGCAATTACCTGCATGCAGGGAGAAGTGCCAATTCTCCTATAGCCCATATGTGGCAAGGGTTGTAGGAGAATTACGGCGTTTCAGAGGATTTCACGCCTCCTCAGCGTCAACCATCCTAAGGTGAGGCAGGTTGTTCATGTTCTGCAGTCGCGTGAATTCTTTGGTCACGATCGGGACCAGCACACGGTTCAGAGCATCGCCCAACTTCACAGCCTGGTCTTCCTTCAGCTTCTTTACGGTCCCGGTCTGTCCGCTGGCACACAGCACATTGTCGGGATGAATGCCCAGGTCATCCATGGTGCCGTCGATGTAACCCCGTAGGTATTCACCGCGCTGGAACAGGATCGAACTTTCGGGGGCTTCCTGGTAATCCCAATGCACCTCCCAAGCCGCGCCGTTCTTGATGATTTCGATGATGGGTACTGCTGCTCGGGATGCTGTCTTACGCATGCTTATTTCCTCGATCAGTGCGCGCCGGGGCATTTTGAAGGATAGCTACGGGATGCCCCATTAAGGTTTTTTTAACCTGACCCCCAAATCCCTGTCAGACCATGGATATCTGTCAGTGAATGCTCTGGAGGCCCCGTATTTACTGGGTTTCAGATCTGACACCGGGGATGGATGTTGGTGGCAGTTCTGCCATCTGAAATAAAAAACCCTTATAAATCAGTGACTTGAGAATAGTAAATCTGACACTGCTGTTTTGTCAGGTTTTGACAGCTCACTGACACCTTTCTGACACTAACCAAAACGGCTAAGAGGCTTGATTTAGAAGGGTTAGACAGTAGTTAGAATAGTAATCTGACAAAACTGACAGGCTTTTGAGGGGTCAACCCTAATTTTTCTTCGCTTCGCATAAGGGGCGTTTCGTAATACGCGTACACACCGCACAGGCTCTAAAAGTTCGGCCTATCACACCGCGACACTTCTACTTCTCACCCCTCCGCTACTGAGCTTTGGGCATGCCCGTTGTGTGCCTTCTGGCTGCGACGGGGGCGCTTGTTACGTCACTTGTTACGTGCGGGACAAAAAACAAGGGCCTGCATCGCTGCAAGCCCTTGATTTATATGGTGCCGGCACCAGGAATCGAACCCGGGACCTACTGATTACAAGTCAGTTGCTCTACCATCTGAGCTATACCGGCATGTCAGGGCGACGATTATAGCGATTGGGAAGGTTCTGTAAACCCCTGA